ACTTTGCCGATACTCTTGCCGAAGTGCGGGAGCAAACACCCCTGACGCAAGAGATAGCACGGGATGTTATTGGGGATCTTTGGCGCAAAGAGACAGGCCGGGATGTAACCAACTTAGGTATTCAAATGGCTGAAGGTCATTCGGATGCAATGGCTAAACTAAAGAGCCTTATTGAACGAACCTCCGAAGATTACCTTCCAGATGATTTTGGTGAGCCGACAACAGATGATCTGTATGAACTACTCGCTCAAACAAGTGATGAGTCACGTTGGAAATTTAACATCAATCAACTTTCTAGGAATGTATACGGTCTAGGCCCTAGTGAGTTTATGATTATATTCGCCCGACCTGAGACAGGTAAAAGCGCCCTAGCTGTTAGCCTATGTGCAGCCCCAGACGGTTTCTGCCAACAAGGTGCGAAGGTACTATATATTGGTAACGAGGAAGCAACCCGGCGCACCAAGCTACGGGCCATTCAATCATTCACAGGTATGTCCACAACAGACATTCAAGCTAACCCTGATTTAGCTTCAAGTCGCTACCTAGCCATTCGTGACCGTTTAATTATGAAAGACGCCCAGGAATGGGACATGAATATGCTGGATGGGTATGTCGCCCGTATCAAGCCTGACATCCTTGTGTAGATCAACTTGATAAGGTTAACATCGCTGGTCAGTTTGGTGGCACACACGAAAAGCTTCGTGAAATATACCGACAAGCTAGGGAACTAGCTAAACGGCATGAATGCGGTATCATCGCTGTATCACAGGCAAGTGCGGAAGCAGAGGGCCGTGTACGCCTAGACTTCTCTATGATGGAAAACAGTCGTACTGGTAAGGCAGCGGAAGCAGATTTAATATGTGGTGTAGGTAAATCCTCTGGTGAGGATGATGATGGCCCTGATCCCACTAGGTTCCTACAAATATCCAAGAACAAATTATCAGGTTGGCATGGTCAAATTATCTGCAATCTACAGGCCGAAATAACACGGTATGTAGACTGATGGGTAAACGATCTAACTTTGAACGCAAGCCCCGTGACTACTATAGAACGCCTGTGGAAGCAGTCGAACCGTTAAGACCATTCATTCAGGACGTGGATAGTTTCTGTGAGCCGTGTGCTGGTGACGGTGCATTGATACGATGTCTTCTTACGATGGGCCTGACCTGTGTCAGTGCCTTCGACATAGAGCCTCAAAAGATTGGCATCGATATACTGGACGCCACCCAGCTTGATGAACATCATCTTAACAATGCAGATGTTATTGTAACGAACCCGCCCTGGGAGCGTTCAATCCTACACCCAATGATAGAAAGGTTCTCAGATCTGCGGCCTACCTGGCTGCTATTTGATGCGGATTGGATTCATACAAAGCAATCCATACCGTTCCTGCCTAGGTTGCGCAAAATAGTGAGCATTGGTCGGGTGAAGTGGTTTGATAAAACCACAGGAAAAGACAACGCCTGTTGGTATCTTTTTGATCGGTATGACGAAAGTTATAACACCAAATTCTACGGGAGAACATAATGCTATCATCGGATTGCACAATACAGGATGTTAAAAACGCTATCCACGACACAAGGAAGTTTATTCCCTACGACGATAGCTTCCATAAAACCTCTGTCAAAACTTTAAATAAATTAGAACTTCTACTGGAATTCATGGAGATTGGGGGGGAGGGCATAAAGTACCGTGGCGGCAGTGTTGAGATAGATACTAAATATCTCGCAACGCTATCGGGTAAGAAGTGGTGCGTCTTAGGTAAAAACTGGTGGTATCCATACGGTAACCCTACGGACCTTCTGCATAAGTTGCGGGGGTCGGCTGATGCTTAATGAACATGACCTCAAAGAATTCTACGAAATGCTTGAGAAGAATAAAGCTGCATACAAAAAAACACAGTCTCCCGAAATAAAAGATCTTTTGGATGAACAGCTAGATTTAATAAACGCTTTTATTCTCAATCAAAATAAGATCATCGCTAAGTTAGCGGGGTTCAAGATATGACTAAAACCCTCGTACTAGATCTGGAAACCACTGTGCAACGGTTTGATGGAAAGATCGACAACAGCCCATTCAATTGCGCAAATAAATGTGTATCGGCACACTTTGGCTGGTTAGGCTGGGATACGGTAGATGAAGTAACTAACCTTGTATTTTTTCATAACGAAAAGGATGTTCCTGATAGTCCTGAACCTTTGCGAAAAGCTTTGCAAGAAGCTGACGTGCTAGTGGCACACAATGCTAAATTCGATGTCCTATGGCTAAAGGCTATGGGCATGCCAATCCCACCTACCATCCGTTGCACTATGATCAACGAATATATCCTGGCTAAAGGCCAGAGAACTAAGCTGTCACTGAAAGAGACTGCCCAGCGCAGAGGTGGTTGGGGATGATTGAGCAAAAGAAAAGTGAACTAGTCGATGATCTGTTTAAGTCAGGTGTCGGGTTTGAGGCCATGCCTCTGGATGATGTTGTAATTCCCTATGCCGAGGCTGACGTTAAATCCTGTGCTGGGGTGTACCTATCTCAGATGGATGCTTTTGAGTCAGAAGAAAATCTGTCTTTAAAACCTATTGTTGTTCTGATGAATGAAATGCTTGAGGTCTTAGTCGAATTAGAAACCAATGGGGTAAAGATAGATTTAAAGGTTCTGTCTTATATCGGACAACAGTTTCAAAAAGAGCATGATGAACTAAGCAAGCGGCTGGAAGAGATCGTAGAAATTGTAATGGGGGATACCCCAATCAATTTAAATTCAGGAGCAGATGTATCTAAACTTATATATAGTAGAGAAGTAGTTAACAGGGACTACCATATACAGACCTTCCGCATCGGCACAAACGCTGAAGGTAAACCCCTTCCCCCACCTCGTATGAATAAAGCAGAGTTTAACACTGCGGTGCGTTCAAACACTAGAGTGGTACAGAAGACCTCTGTTGTTTGTTGTCCAGAGTGTGATGGTCGAGGGCTGATACAGAAGTATAAACAGAAAACTAGGACTAAGAATAAGATAACGTACAAGGTTACTGGTGACCCATATAAGAACTTGTCTAAGTGTCCCTCATGTGTAGGTGTGGGTGCTTTCTATAATCCTACTGGCAAGGTGGCGGGTCTAAAGATAAGTCCTCTTGGTCCTCAGTATGCTTCCGTGAATGGTTTTAAGACTGACAAAGGTACAATAAAGCTTTTGATCTCTCATGCTAAAAGTAAGAACAATGATCTAGCTGTGGAATTTCTTACGAAGATTAGTAGGCTTTCGGCAGTATCTACCTACTTAACAAGTTTCGTAAAAGGTATAGAAACCTGGACCCGCCCTAATGGCCTAATACACACAAACTTCAACCAGTGCATAACCGCAACCGGGCGTCTTAGTTCTTCCAATATTAACCTGCAAAATATGCCAAAACGGGGCTTCCCTGTTCGTAAAGCTATGGTGTCTAGGTTTGACTACAAAATTGTTGAATTCGATTACTCAGGATTAGAGTTTCGTGTTGCTGGAGAAGTGTCCAGAGATCCTCAGATTATTGAAGATATTCTGAACGGTAAGGACATCCATAAACAGACAGCTTCTATCATTCATAGAATACCTGCCGAAGAAGTGACCAAAGAAACTCGTGCCCAAATAAAGTTTCACACGTTTGCACCTCTATATGGTTCGCAAGGGTCAGGTCTAGCGGAACATGAGAAAAAATATTACGACGAATTCTTTGTGATCTACAAAGGTCTAAAATCTTACCAGCAACGTCTTATGGATGGGGTCGTTAAGAACGGCATAGTCCAAACACCTAGTGGTAGACAGTATTACTGGCCTAATGCCAGAAGGCTGAAGAATGGTCGTGTCACGAATGCTACTCAAGTAGTCAACTATCCTATCCAAGGATTTGCCACAGGGGACATAGTACCTCTTGCCTGTATTCGTGCTTTTAGGCTGTTCAAGAAGCACAACCTAAAGTCGAAACTTATTCTAACGGTACACGACTCAATTGTAGTGGATTGCCACCCAGATGAATTGACGCAGGTAAAAAAAGTTTTGGTCGAAGCTATGGCAAATGTAGGCGAAGAATTAGAGCAACGCTTTGATTATAAGCCTGTATTACCCCTGGATGTAGAAATGACGGTAGGGCCTAACTGGCTTGAGCAGGAAGAGATTCCGCTTGATTAGTGGTGCTTAGTTATGGTACATTATAAACTCAATATAAAAGGAGACACCAATGGGTGACTTAACAGCAGTACAGGCCGCAGACCTTGCCATAATGGAAAAAGAACTTGGCGCATCAGGCGTGGAAAGTTCAACAGTAATTATGGATGAATTAAAAATTAACTATGAGGATGAAGACGATAACGGAACTCGTTTAGATCTTGGTGCTATGTACGTTAAAGGCAGTGATAAGAATTACTTTTATTCCAAATCCGTAACCTTCCGACCTTTGAGCCAGATGCACCAGTACTCTGTGTATAATGCCCAGGAAAAGAAGATTACTTGCAAAAGCGTTTTGATCAAAAATTTCTTTGAAGAAGCACTGGATACAAACGGAACACTACGTTGCGGTAAGCCAAGTGGTAAAGAAATGCGTGAAATGAATGAGGACCAAAGAGCAAAATACTCTGGAGTTAAGAACCAGAGGCAGATCCGTGGCCTGGTGAGTTACACAGGTGTTTCGTCTTCAGGAGAAGAGAAGACGTATGAAAATCTCCCTGTTTTAATGCGTTTAAACGGGCAGAATAATTACCAAGTGGATGCAAGCAACAAGTTGTCTGCGCCTTTTGAGACACAGTTCTTCAATCAGGTTCCCCGGGGGACTAGCATGTGGAATTTTAATATAGATATCACAACTAAGCGTCGGAAAAGTGCTGCGGGTAAAGCGTACTACACATACGAATACGCCCCTGACTTTGGGACACCTATGCCAATCGATAAAGATATCTTTGATACACTTACCATGATTAAGAAGATCATCGATGATGAAAACGCTTACGTTGAGGGTCAATACTACAAAGCAATCAAAGGGGATGCTTACGAAGCAGAAGCCTCACAAGTCCTAGACCAGATGCACGAAAGCCTGGACGCTGACTATGAGGACGTAGCCTAATGCTGCAAGAACTCATTCACATGACGATGGATCGTATGAGTAACGACGAATACGACGATCTGGTTGTTAAAGACGAATGGATTGATGCGGTTGGTGAAAATATCAAACGGGAACTAAAGAAAAGCCTCACCCCTAGATCAAAAGATTTCCGAATTCGTGGGTCAAATGTTGGTAGACCAGCGTGTGTCCTGCAAATGCAGAAGTCAGGGGCTGAACCTTCTAGAAAACCTTACCACTTTGTAATGCAGATGCTGCACGGGTACATGATCGAAGAGATTATGACACTCATACTAAAAGTAGCAGATGCTAATATCACAGGCGGTAAAGCGAAGGTTTCTTTAGATCTTGAGGGCGTGACTATTAAGGGCGAGGACGATGTTCAAATCGATGGTAAAGAGTTTGATGTGAAGTCGTGTTCTCCCTGGGCTTTCGCTAACAAGTGGAGTGAAGGATACCGGGGATTACGCAAGTCTGATAACTTTGGTTACGTTGGTCAACTCATGGCCTACTCAGAGGCGCAGAGTATACCTGTCGGCGGTTGGATTGTAGTAAACAAATCTAACGGCGAAGTAATGGTTGTAGACGCAGATAATAGCCCATCAGAACGTAAGGCCGTTATGGATAAGCTAAAGTCTACAGTACGAACTTTAGACAGTGATGTCCCGTTTAAGCGTTGTTTTGACCCAATAGAGGATAGCTACAAGAGAACCCCCACCGGGCGTAAGTATCTAAGTAGAGATAACTGCGGCATGTGTGACTTTAAAACTTCTTGCTACCCCGGTGTTCAGTACAAGGCGCAGCCTGAGAGTACGGCAGTCAATCCACCCTTCAAATGGTATGTCAGCGAGGACTAATGCCTATCAAACCATCGTCTGCAAAGGCGAAGGGGAGAAAGCACCAACAGTGGGTCAGAGATCAAATCCTGGGAAGGTTCCCCAAGTTAGAACCTGATGATGTCCGTTCCACTGGAATGGGGCAAAACGGAGAGGATATTCAGTTATCCCCTGCCGCCAGGAGACTCTTTCCCTACAGCGTAGAATGCAAGAGCAACAAAAGCTTCGCAATCTACAAAGTGATGGAACAGGCGGAAGCCAATTGTCCCAAAGGTGCTGAACCCCTCGCAGTCATAAAAGCTGACAGACAAA